GCGGGCGTTGGTGTCGTGGACAAAGGCAGTGAACGCCGAGCGCGGGATGATGCTGGCATTTGCCGCCGATGTCGATCCGCTTTGGTTTCAACGCCAGATCTCGGCGGCGCTGAAGCATCAACACGCAGGCGACCCTTTGCCGGGCCTGCGCGTGGTAAAATGAAACAACCAACCAACCAACGGAAACACCCCATGCCCATCATGCCCGACACAATCGGCGTTTCATTCTTCGCGTCCGTCAAGGACAACCAACCCATCGAGCGCCCAGATCTGCCTATTGATAACTTGGCGCGGAGTCTTCAAGTTTTCCGCAAGAGATTGCGCAAGTCGGACATCCCATGCTGGTCACCGACGATCTATAAACCCGGCACGACCCGAGGAAAACAGAACGTCGAATGGTTGACCGCGCTGGTGTTGGATTATGACGACGGCACGACCATGGATGCAGCCCGCGAGGCGTGGTGGATGTGGCACCACATTGGCCATACTTCATGGAGCCATACCCCAGAGCACCACCGGTTTCGGATCATATTGCCACTGCGCGAACCCGTGCCCGCCGAACTGTGGGATCTGGCGTGGGAGGGCGGTATTGAAGCCTGGAGAGAGAACACGCCAGGATACGATGGTGGACCGGATACCAAGTGCCGAGACGCCAGCCGGATCTACTATTTGCCTGCACATCGAGAGGATCAAGAGATGGTGGCTTGGGTCACCGAAAACCGGTATCCACTCAACATCATGCCGCGGCCGATAGGGCATCCGTGGTGGGATAAGTTGCGGGCGCGGTTGAACCCGCCGAAACCGGAACGACCCCAGCCGATTCGGATTTGTCACACCGATGTACAAAGAGAGATCAGGGATCAACTTGCGCAACGTCCCGACATGAGAGAGAGGTGGGCGGGTCAGATTGGCGCCACGATTTCGGCAGGAACCGCGAAGTGGATTGTATGCCCGCAATGCAAGCGCAAATCGGTCTGGTACGTGATTGACCCGACCACGAAACGATCGGCATCATGCAACCACCGGAATTCGTGCGGGTGGTTTGGTCCGCTATGGGACCTGACAGGCTAACATAAGAAACCCCTTCCGCCGGTAGAACGAAAGGGGCCTCACTAACGTCCAACCAACCAAAGGATGAACAATGTCTGACAAATGTAACACAGAAACGCCCAAGTCACCATCAATAGACACCAAGACGGCTATCAGGTTGCTCGAAGAGGGCGGGGTAACCATCGACCCGACGACGATACCGGATGCCGATGTCCTGGCCTTGTGTCGGACCAGGCAGGCCAAAGACGGTGACATATTGCCCATCAAGACGGCGCGGAATCTGGCTCTGATTCTGACGCATGACCACCGGCTGAAGGGCAAGATCAGATACAACAAATTCGAGGCGTGTACGACGCTCAAAGGTGTGCCCGTCACCGACACCACCGATCTGATGATGGCCGATTGGGTGGAGATGGTCTACCGCCTACAGTACGCACCAACATCGATCGCCAATGCGATGGCGTTGGTGGGGGCGCGGGATCCGTATCATCCGGTCTGCGACTATCTGGATGGGTTGACATGGGACCAGAACCCGCGCCTGGACCGTCTGTTGGTCGATTACTTCGGGGCGCATGATTCGCTATTGAACCGGGTTATCAGTCGAAAGTGGGCGGTGTCGATGGTGGCCCGCGCTCGCAAGATGGGCTGCAAGGTGGACACATGTTTGGTCTTGGCAGGCGCTCAGGGAATACGCAAATCCACCGGACTGCGAGCGCTGGCGGGCGCTGACTTCTTCTCCGACACGCTGATCGATGTACGCTCTAAGGACGCCTATCAGATGATCCAAGGGGTCTGGTGTTACGAATTGGCCGAGCTATCCAGCGTCAAAAAGGCCGACATCAACGCGGTCAAGGGCTTCGTTTCTGCCCAGTCAGATCGCTATCGGGCGTCGTATGGGCGGCACGTTGAGAAACACCCACGATGCGGGGTGTTCGTCGGAACAACCAACGAGATGGAATTCCTGACCGACTCGACTGGTAACCGCCGGTGGTGGATCGTGAAGTGCAACGCGGTTGATCTGGAAAACATCCATAAGGATCGGGATCAGATATGGGCCGAAGCAGACCAGGCATATCAGGCGAACGAATCGTGGTGGTTGGATGCCTCGCAGTCAGACCAACTTGACGAGTCGAACGAAATGCACATGGCCGAGGATCCGTGGCAAGACATCGTACAGTCATGGTTGGCGCGGCGTGTGGGGCCGTTCACCATCGACGACATGATGGAGGATGCCCTACAAATCGACCCGCCCAAGATGAGGCAAGCGGACCGATGGCGGGCGGGCCGGATTCTGCGCACGATGGACATCGAGAAGAGACAAATCCAGAAGGACGGCAAGCGTAAAATGATGTGGTTTCGCCCTGGATGGGGCGATGGTAGCACCAAAACACCATAGGTTGCACTAAGGTTGCACCGGATATGCAAGGTTCAACCTTATATATATACCCCTGCTACTAGTGCAACCTTAGATCTGATATATAGAGAAGGGATAGATAGAAGGGTAGCGTAGCTATTGTATAGTTGAAAAATCGGAAAATAAGGTTGCACTGGTAGCACCGGGCTGAAACCTCAGTTTAAACCTGGGATGTCGCTGCTACCTTATGGCCGAAAGTAAGGTAGCACTAAGGTTGCAACGGTTGCACTTTTGGTGGGCGGGCATTTGCGGTGTTTGTGGGCTGGTGGTAGTGTGGACCTGTGGAAACTTTCCGTTTCCACCCACTTTTTGATACCGTGAGGGCCGTTTTGGCAGACCGTGAGACAGTGATGGAGCGTCGCGCAGACGTGGAACAAGTGCTATTGGCGGGCGAATGGACATTGAGAATCCAAGGTGCGTTGGCTCGCAAGTATGGCGTCACCGACCGCATGATACGCCACGACGCCCAGTGGATTCGGGACCAGTGGACCAAAGACAACAGCGATCAAGACGACAAGGATCACCGGGCGCGGCTGTTGGCTGAGTCACGAGCACTGCGAGCACAGGCCCGAAGAGACGGCCAGTTGATGGTAGCGGCTCGACTGTTGGGCTTGGAGTCTCGTCTAACGGGCGCTGACCAACCCTTGCGTGTAGAGGTCACCCACAAGGCCGAGCACCTATCACCGGTCCAACAGGCCCAGCTAATCGTTGAACACTACGACGCAGCGAAGGCATTGATTGACGCAGCGGCACCGGGGGCCATCGCCGCCATTGAAGCAGACTTCCAAGAGGTAGCAAATGCAGAATGAACCAGCCGCACAATGGATAGCAATCGACAAGCTTACACCGTGGGCAGACAATCCACGTATCAATGACCACGCCGTCGAGGATGTGGCCCGGTCTATTCAGCGTTTCGGGTTTGCATCGCCTATCATTGCGCGAACCGAAAACAACGAGGTGATTGCGGGCCATACCAGACTGAAGGCCGCTATCAAGTTGGGGCTTGACAAGGTGCCGGTCCGCTTCATGGACCTGGACCCCGCCGATGCTCGGATGTTGGCGCTGGCAGATAACCGCGTGGCTGAGTTGGCCGATTGGGACGACGACGCCCTGGCGACCATCCTCAGAGAGTTAGACGCCGATGGCCTCGACCTGGATGGCCTGGGCTGGTCCGACGATGCCCTTGCCGATCTGTTGGCTCCCGATCCGCCCGAACCGGATGGCACCGAGGACGATGTACCAGAGGTCCAAGAAGAGGTACACAGTCAACCCGGCGAGGTGTACGAGTTGGGGCCGCATCGTTTGGTGTGCGGGGATTGTACCGATCCTGCAATAGTGGATCTCTCTTTGGCGGGCGCAAGGCCCAACCTGATCGTTACAGATCCGCCGTATGGCGTGAATTACGCCGGTGGCGCGGTGAATAAGCAAAAAAGAAGGGCAATCGAGGGCGACGTGTCGTTTGATGTAGGGGTTCAGGCGATTAAACTCGCATCGTCGGCGTGTGCCAAGAACGTCGCCATATATTGTTGGTTCGCCGGGACCAAGGGCAACGCGGTCTATCAGGCAATCGAGGGTTCCGGTTTTGAGGTCCGTAGTCTGATCATTTGGCGCAAGCTATCTTGCGGGTTCGGTGCCCCGTCAGCGCACTATCTACAGGACCACGAACCTTGTCTTTACGCCGTGAGGGGTTCGGCAAACTTCACCGGGCCGAGCACAGAACGGGCCGTCTGGGAAATCAAGCAACCCAACAGAAACGAGCACCACCCGACACAGAAACCGATTGAATGCATGGAGAGGGCGATAGCAAACCACGCCCCAACTATTGTTTATGATCCGTTCGGTGGCAGCGGAACCACCCTGATCGCGTGCGCCATGACCGGGCGCCGTGCCCGACTCATTGAGATCGATCCCCGCTATTGCGATGTCATACGCCGCCGATGGACCACATGGGCCAAGACCCACGACCAAGAACCGGGACCGGGCGCGTTGGAATGATCACACCAGGGGCCAACGCTGCCGCCGTGTTCCCTTCTCTACTGGGCCTTGACCCGTTGGAGAGCGCTACTCTATGGCACCGACCAAAGCCACGCACAAGCCAACGTCGAGCCGTGCAAGACCTGGGATCGTTGGTCACTCTGATTCTGGGCGGTAACCGTTCAGGCAAGTCAGAAGCATTGGCACAACTGGAAGTGGCCACGGCATTGGGTCGCAAGAACAGATCGGCGCGGATCTGGTGCCATATGAATGGGATCCCGTTGGAATATCTCCCAAATCGACCGGGGCGGGTATGGGCGGTGGCGTTGGACAGTGGCGATAGCCGTGAGTATGTCCGACCCAAGGTGGCGAAGTATCTGCCGCAAGGTTGCGAGTGGCGAAACCGAGAGGGCACCGGGCGGGCAGAGGTACGGCTACCGGGTGGGGGCCGGGTACTGTTTCCGTCAGTTTCAGAGGGGCGTGATGGCTTCCAGGGCGCCTATGCTGACCTTATTGGATTCGATGAGGAACCAGAAAGTGAAGCGGTGGTCAATGAGGCCATGATGCGATTGGTCGACACCAATGGGCGCATGGTCTTCGCCATGACGCCCCTTCGCGGCATGTCGTGGATGTATGATCGATTCGTTGTCGACACACCGCCCGATTGCCGCGTGCATTGGATACACGGCACCGATAACCCGCACCTGCCACCGGGCGGGCTTGAAAGGATGCTGTCACAGTTCGGCATCCACGAGCGGGCAGCACGAGAAAGGGGCGAGTTTACGGCGTTGGAGGGTCGGGTGTATCCTGAGTTTCGGCGTGACCTTCATGTCGTTAAATCCTTTATGCCTCCCGATGACTTTGAGAGGGTCGCAGCCATCGACTTCGGAACCCGCAACCCGACCGCCATCCTGTTGGGAGCGGTCGACCCCGCCGACGATACGTTGCACATCATCCAAGAACATTACCGATCCGAATGGACCCTTCGCCAACATGCAGCGGAGTACAGGCGAATGATAGCGGGCCACCCACCGCCGATTTGGTTCGTTGCCGACCCCGCCGATCGTGGCGCACGGCTCGCCCTGGCACGCGAGCACGACATCCAGACCATCGCCGCCAAGAAGCGAAAGGGTTCTGTGCGGTCAGGCATCAATGCCGTCTCGGAGCGCCTGTCACCCGACGTTGAGGGCCGACCCCATCTGGTCATCCATGACCGATGCAAGAACACGATCAGAGAGATCGAGGGCTACGTGTGGGCCACCACCGCAACCAAGAACGACATGCCCGACGCCCCCAAGAAACGAAATGATCACGCCATGGATGCGCTCGCCTACATGTGCGCCCAGTTGACGCGCTCGACGTTCGGCGTGGGTTGACCCTGGTTTTTTGCGCCCCTGCCCATCGCCGTGCTACGGTGTCAATCATGGCAGACGAGATGGTGATTCGACAGACTTGGTTTGTGCGCGTCTTGCGTGCTGTTGGGCTATTGCCTGCAACCGAGCAAGATCACAAAGCCGGGGCTGACTATTCGCTTGGCCAGGGCGCAGACCATCAATACAACGTAGCCTCGTCGATGTCAGCAATGGCGGCGTTTCCATGGGTCAAGGCATCCGTCGAGGCCATCGCCAGCGGCTTGTCATCCGTACCGATCCGAATGACCAGTGGGCGCGGTGTCGATGCCCAGCGAGTCGATGACCATCCACTGCTCGACCTGTTGGACCAACCGTCATCGAGGGTCAATGGTTCCCTATTCCGTCGCCAGTTGGCGACCGATCTGGTTCTGTCGGGCAATGCGTATGCGTTAATCATCGGCGACCGTGAGCCATCCGGCCTTCTTCGTCTTCATCCTGAACGGGTCAAGGCTGTACCGTGGGCCGATGGCCAGGTCAGTCACTACATATACGATTCGGGCAGGGAAATCAGCTATGACCACGAGCGCGTGTTGCACTTTCGATCGACATCCTGGGGCGCAGATCCGTCGAGCCTGTACGGTGTTTCGGCCATCCAGTCGTTGCACCATGACCTCAGCGCCGATCTTGCGGCGTCTTCAATGGCGGCAGAGACGGCGAAACGGGGTCGCCCCACTGGTGTTTTCAGCCCTGCAACAGAGGGCGACATCTGGTCATCTGCGCAGGTAAAAATCATGAGGGAAGCCTACGATCGGCAGTTGACCGGCAAATCGTCGGCCCTGTTCTTGGGTGGCGCCGCCAAGTATCAAGCCCTTTCATTCAGCCCTCGCGATATGGAATTCCAAGCCCAAAGAGATTGGGTGCGATCGAGCACTATGGCAGTGTTCGGCGTGCCTCCCACAATTTTGGGTTTGCCCACTGCGAATTTTGCGACATCCCGCCAA